GAACCGAGGCGAGTTCATGGGCGGCAAGGTTGCTGACACGAACCAGCCGTGGATGGACGCCAAGTATTCGACTTGCGTCGAACTGCTGCCCGAAGGCGCTGCTGAGGTGGTGATGAAGGACTTTGCGAGCGCCTAACGTTGCGGTTGAGCGGCAAGACCGTACCCGGGCTTGTCCGTCTCGAACCGCTGGTTAGAGCGCATGGTGGAGAAAGTAGACGATGCTTGAACTGAACCGGATTCACTGCGGCGACAACTGCGAATTGCTGGGCCAGATGCCGCGCGAGTGCGTTGACTTGGTGGTGACGAGCCCACCCTATGACAACTTGCGCACCTACGGCGGGCATAGTTGGGACTTCTTTGGCGTGGCGTGGCACCTGAAGCGGGTTTTGAAACCTGGCGGCGTGATCGTGTGGGTGGTAAATGATGCGACGGTTGACGGGAGCGAGACAGGAAGCAGCTTTGAACAGGCGCTGCATTTCCGTCGCATTGGCCTTCGGCTGCATGACACGATGTTGTGGGAGAAACAGAACCCGACGCCGCAAGACCCAGACTGCCACAGATACACGCCAGCAACAGAATTCATGTTCGTCTTTGCAAAGGGCAAGCCAGCGACTTGCAACTACATACTGGAAGACAGTATCACGGCTGGCATGCGCAGTTCTTTGACGAGCCAACGCGACCCAAGCGGCAGCAAGAGACTAGACCCGGTTGCGCGACGAACGACGCAGACCACGGGACAAACCAAGATTTGCAGCAATGTATGGCGCTACCCAACCGCAGCGGCCGGGCTCGGACATCCAGCTTCGTACCCGGAGAATTTGGCCCGTGACCATGTGGCGACGTGGAGCCAACCAGGCGACGTGGTGCTCGACCCTTTCATGGGCAGTGGCACGACAGCGAAGGCAGCGAAGGCGCTGGGGCGCCAGTTCATCGGGCTGGAAGTGAACCCAGAATACTGCGCGATAGCTGAGCAGCGGATCGCGCAGGAAGTATTGGCGCTGGCATGAGGCTGCGCTCTAACGACGCGGCGACCAATGTGTATGACGAAGCGTTTGCGAAGGAGGCGGCATGAGCGAGGAATTGCCTGTAGCGCAGATCAGTGTCAGCGCTCGAAGCATTGACCTACACCGCTTGCCTGGCAGCGCTGATGCGACGTTGCGCGAGAAGCTCGGCGACGGGGTGCAATATCTCTACACTGAGCACGACATGAACTTGCTGCGCGTGCGGGCATTTGCTTTTGAGGCCGCCGCTGGCCATGTTGGCTCGCTTGTTGATGAACTGGACGAAATGGTGGGGTGGGCATACAGCCAACTGCACCGACAAAACTACGCAAACCAGGAAGACGCTTTGATGCTGGACAGCATGAAGCTTCGGCTTCTCATGCGCGAGCCATGACTTTGCGCCGCAAGCTGGTGACGCTGGAGGCCGCAGTGCAGGCCGTGGTTAATCGCCACGGAGGCGTCCGGGCCGCCGAGCGCGCGACCGGCGTGGACAAGAGCTTCATCAGCCGCCTGATGAACGGCCACAAAGTTGCCCCGAGTGTTGAAACGCTGGAAGCCATGGGGCTGCGGGCAGTGCCACTGTACGAGGTGCTGAAGCGCCCTAACGTGATTTAGCAGACTTCCACAGACTTTCATCCCATGCAACGCCGCAAATCCCAACGCCACGTTCGCGCAGCCCACGCTCGCTGGAGCATGGACAAGGCGCAGGCCGAGCGCGATGCGGGCATCCCGGACCTACCGCTCGACGACGACATCCGGCGGCCATTCCTGATGCCGCTCGCGCACATCGGCTACCGCGACTTGTGGATCGAGCCTCGCATCGGCTTCGTCTCCTGGCTCGCGACAGACGTGCAGACCGGCGAGGTTGTCCACTGTGCGGCCCTGAAGGAACTTCTCAGGCTCATCGCGGCGAGCGTCCCGCGCATGCTGGCGGCGAGGAACTTCCACTGATGTTGACGCCAGCCGATCTCGCCGCCCACTTCCGCGTCAGCACGCGCACAGTCGCGCGATGGGACACCGAGGGTTGCCCCTGTGAGTGGGCCGGCAAGCGCCGGCGGTACGATCTAGCCGCCGTTCAGGCTTGGAACAGGGAGCGCGCGTGCCGATCCGAAGAGACCCAGAATGCCGCTGGCACGCCGAAGCTTGCGTCCAGCGCCGCCGCCTTCACAGACGCTTGCCGGCGGGTGCAAGTGCGAGCGATGCCAAGCGAGTCGAAGCAGAACTAGTCCGGGCGCTGCACACGCAGAAGACCGCGAAGGCCGTCTCGATCCCTGGCGACCCGCCGCTGGCCGAGCTGATGGCCGACTACACCGAGCGCCACGCGCTGCACCTGCGAAGCACCGACACGGCGCAGTATCACGGCTACCGCATCGGGCGCTGGCTTGAAGGCAGGCGCGCAAGCGAGGCCCGAGAGGTGGCCGCTGCGATCGTGCAAGACCTGACCGGCCACTATGCCCCCGCCACGATCAACCGCAGCCTTGGGGCCTTGAAGAAGGCGCTTCGCATGGCATGGGAGCGCGGGCGCGTGCCGGCCGACTACAGCGGGCTCGTCAAGCGCCTGCCCGAGAACAACCAGAAGACGCTGTACCTTAGCATCGAGCAGGTGCGCTCGCTTGCCGACGCCGCCAGCGAGCCGGTGCGCGCGGCGATCTGGATCGGTCTGCTGACCGGCTGCCGGCGCGGAGAAATCTGCAAGATCAAGCGAGCCGACATCGGGACCGACACACTGCGAATCCTGGCTGGCAACACCAAGACGCTACGCTACCGAGAGGTTCCCATCGTGCCGGCCCTGCGGCCTTGGCTCGAGCACCTACCGTTGTCGATCACTTTCGAGGGGGTGAAGTCCGGCATCCGCCGTGCGCGCGTGAAGGTTGGCCTGCCGAGCGTGGGGTTCCACACTTTGAGGCACAGTTGCGCGACGATTCTGCTGGCGCCCCCGATCAACGCGCCGATGCACGTTGTCAGGGAGATCCTTGGGCACACGTCCATCAAGACGACCGAGCGCTACAGCCATGTGATGACGGCGCCGCAGCGGGATGCCCTGGAAGGCCTCGGCGCTGCCGTCGATAACGCCGGCCCGCCGTTGCAGAGAGCCGGGTGAAATGGTGGGCGGTGAGGGTTTCGAACCCCCGACTTCGTCGGTGTGAACGACGCGCTCTACCCCTGAGCTAACCGCCCGATCTTCACCGCCGTTTTACACCGGCCACGACAACCGAACATAACCTATTGATTCATATAGGTAGACCCCTGCCGTGTGAAGGCAAATGTCTGACAGGCGTGGCATAGGTGCGCAGCCAGCCAATGGCGCAACTTGGCGGCCCGGTTCCGCCTTCAGTTTCCACCCGGATTTACACCGGCCGCGGGCGTCTCACTTTCCGGCACCGCTCGCCGCCGATCCTTCAGTCTGAAGGACTGCCGCCGCGGGTTGACCTAACCCAGCCCTGTAGCGCCTTCAGCTTGGATTCTTCGGCGTCGCACGCTGTCGCCATTGCTGAAAGAGCTTCAGCACCTGATCGGACCATAGCCCGGAGCTCGGCGGCTCCATCAGTTCCGCAGGCGGCGCCGGTAGCCGCGGCGCTTGCACTGGCAGCGGGGGCGGCAAGTGCGTCGCGCAGGCGGTCAAGCTCAGAGCGAGCACCAGCGGCAGCAGCAGCGGCGCGCGTGCGTTCCTTGGCGTAGGCATCGGCGTTCTCCTGCGCCTTGACGGCGCTCTGATGTTCGAACTCTCGTGCGTCGCGCTCGCCTTTGGCGGCTGCGGCGTGCTGTTGCGCGGCCTCTGTTGCGGCTGCCGCGCGGGCCTGCTCGGTGCGTGCCTGGTGGCGGTTCCATGTGCCCCATGCGAGCAGGACGATGACGAGCCACGCGACGGCCGGGATGCGGCCGAGGATCGGCGACAGGAGCGCGAGTGGGTTCATGTGCGACCCTCGTTGCGCTGCTTGTTGCGCCACCAGATGACCCCGAGTCCGCAGGCGATCAGCACCACGGGCAGAACGAAGTCGCCCGGGATGCCAAAGGTGTCGACCACGAAATCGCGCGCCTGCTTGATGAGGTGGCCGACGGCGCCGAGCTTGTCGCGCGCCTCATTGAGCGTCGCCACGACACCGGCAGTCGTCGCCGCAGCGCCGGTGCGGTTGATCGGGCTTTCCGTCATGCTCGATTCGTGGTCGACGGCCTGAGGCATCGCCTCGCGCTGGTCCGCGCTGTCCGGCGTCAGGTAGAGCGCCGTTTCGCGAGCGCGGCGCGCGGTGAGCCCAGGGAAGACCTCGAGCGCGGCGGTGCGAGGGTTTCGCGCCTTGTCCCACAGCCCGAAGGCGCGCGCCGCGGCTTCATGGTTACCGGCGTTGTGCTGTCGCAGCACGGTCGACTTGCGCAACGCCTCGGTGCCGACGTTGTACGCGAGCGAGACCATGGCGCCGATCTCGTTGTCGGCAGGCGGGTTCGTGCACATCGCCTGGACGGTGCGCGAGCGTGTCGCCAAGTCGTCGCATAGCCATTGGTCGGCCTGATCCTTCGTGCAGGTATCGCCAGGCTTCACGCCATCAGTGCGGCCCCATCCGACGGTCCAAACGCCAGCCGGGCACCTGTACGCCTTCAATTGCAGCGATTCCGCCTCGGCGATCAGCGCGACCGCCTCCATCGGAATCGGCCACGGCAGGGTCGGATCTGGTAGCGCGATCATTGCGGCGCCGCCTGGTCGGCCATCGGCGCGACCTTCTTCTGCGCCACGTTGGCAGTGAGGTAGGCCCCGACGACTGCCATGACGACGGTGACGTAGCCACCTTGGTCGATCACCTTGAACGCGACGAGCGCCGAGGTGATCAGGACGACAACCATCGCAAGGATGAACTTCCGGCCTCCGAACGAGATCATGCGTTTTCCCCCATGGCCGGCGCGGCCTTAGGCGGCATCGGCATCCGCTCGAGCCATGCGATCTGCGCCTTCGTCAGTCGGTACAGCGCATAGACGATGCCGTGGCACCTCGCGGCGTAGTTCAGCGCGCCCATCTCGTCGATGAAGACGGCCTGGAAACCGTCTGCGGCGACAACGAGCGATGCGGATGAATTCATGGGATGCCCTTCCATGTCAACCTGTCGAAGTCAACGTGATCGATGTCTTGATGAACCACGCCACGGCGCCGGCGACGACGATCAGGCCGCCGATGAAAAGCGACCAGTCGCGCACGACCTCGCGAATCACTCGGCGCGCTGTTCGGCTGTCGTGCGTCTCGTTGACGACCGGCTCTATCCGCTCCAGCGCCTTCGTGATTGACTGCACATCCCCGCGAAGGGCTCGCAATGTGGCAGGGATGGTTTCCATGTCCTTCAGGCGGACATCTGTGGATTCGATCCGTTGCTCGTGATCGTCGATACGTCGCTCTAGGTGTCTCAAGATGTCCTCGATTCGCCTGCGTTCATCGTCAAGGCTCATTTGGTGTACCGCCTTTTGGCTCGGATTGCATCAAGCGCGACGCGCACGAGCCAGCGGTGCCGAACGGACGGGACATGCGCGACGCTGTAGAGCGCGACGAGCCCGGCGGTGCGGTCGTCGTCGGTCGGCGCCCTGACGCGCGTCAACGCCTCGGCGATCGCGGCCTCGTCCTCGGCGCTCAGAGCAAGTGCGGGTTGGCGTGGCATGGTGGATCAGCCGAAGCGGCAGTTCATCGGGTCATTGATGAGGTCACCCGCGGAATCTCGAGCGCGCAGTCGTTGCGCCAAGGCGGCGTTGCCGATGCGCGGAATGATGACCGCTTCCGCGGCTTCTCGATTCGCGCGCATCAGCGCGACGCTTCGGCGCGGCCGGTAGTGCTGCGCCAGGGCATCGCTGCCCGCTGGACTTCGGCCCGATTTCCGGGCCGTCCATCACGGACCCGAAGGAGGCGTGCCGTCGGTGATGCCGGCGGCCAGGGTCGCGTCGCTCGCGTCGAGCTTGCCGGTGATGCCCTGGATCTGGGCCAGAGCGCCGTCGAGGTCGGCCTGCGACACGGCGACGCCGGCGCCGATCTGCGACTTCAGGTCGTCGATGGTCGCGGTCAGGGCCTGAAGCAGCGCGACAGCAGCGGCGGATTGCTGCGCGTCGGCGTCGACCTTGGCTTCGAGTGCGGCCAGGCCGCTTTGGAGGTCTGCGAAAGTGCTCATGATGATGGTGTTCCAGAGTGAAAGGTTGCGGGACTGGGAAAGCACAGAGATCGACAGGCGGTCGAGCCGGCTGTCGATGCGTGCGAGGGTTTGCAAAAGCTGCTGCTCGAAGTTGGTCATTTCTTGGCGCTGCAGCCTGCAACGACTGTTTGGCTTGCACTCGACAAGGCCGGAACCTTGCAGAAGCGCGCGCCGAATTGGAGGATCTGCGCTGCAACGCAGTCGCATGGCGATCCGGCGGTCGGCTTCGTCGGCCACGCCACGATGGAGCGGGTCCATGTGCCAGAGGCGTCCGACGTCGCGCCGTAGGCGGTTGCTCCGCTGACGACGTACGCCGTAGTCGTCACTGGCGGCTGGATCGGTGTCGGCGGCTTGCAGTTGTCGACGACGACCGGGCTTCCCTGGGGCGGCAGCGCGACGCCCTGCTTGCACGCGGTGTAGAGCAGACTTTCCCATGCGAATCGGTCGGCGCTGCCGGCCGGCGGGATGACCTCCGCAGCCTTGATCGCCATCGTGAGTGCCGCGATCGGGTCGGAGGATTGCAGGATGCCGAGGGCGACTTGCGTGAGCACCGTGAAGCTCATCGTCTTGTACGCGTCGAGCACCGCATGCGTTTGCAGCGACCACTGCGTGCGCGCGGCGTCCCTCGGGCACCAGATCGCCGACCAGTCGCCTTTCAGCGTGTTGTCGCGGCCCTGCATCAGCTCGCCGCCCTGTAGCTCTGGCTTCGCCAGGCTGTCGGACGGGAAGCAAAAGGTCTGCGCCACGGCGCACGCCGCGAACAGCATCAGCATGGCAGCGGTCATGAGTCGTCGGATCATTCGGTTCTCCTGTTCTCGATCTTGATGGGGCCGCGGGAGGCTGGTGCGCACTTGCTCCAGTCACGCGAGATGCAACGCTGCGCGGCGGCAAGCGTGGCATGGCCTCCGCACACGCGGCGCGCCAGGTAGCGCTCGACCGCATCCTTGGCGTAGGCGCCGTCCGGGCCATGCCAGCGCTGCAGCCGCAGGTTTCGCCGGTCGCGCGGGTGGCCGCCCAGCACAATCGGCGTGATGTGGTCGAGTTCGAAGCTGGCGATGGTCTCGCCTGCCTTGAGGTCGCCGGCGTCACGCGCGGCATTGAACAGGGCGCGCTTGATCGGGCGCGTGTAGCTCGTCGGCGGGCGGATGCCGCGAGCCCAGCCGCTGGCGCAGACCGTGGTCTCGATCGTCGCTTCGATCACGGCCGGGTTGATGATCTGTGCCTCGGCATGGCCGAGCAGAAGCGCAAGCGCAAAGGCCAGCGCGCGGAGTAGTCGTGCCATGTCTGCGGTGTCCTGCCAGATCAGCTATAGACGATCGCGCCGTCCGCGGCCGTTGGCACCTTGCGCGTCACCGGCGGCGGGCCCGAGACCGCGAGCGGCTTCGTGGCCGGCGTCCCGATGATGTTGCCGCCGATGTCGAGCGCCTCGACGCTGAGCGTGTAGGTGCCGAGCGCGACATTGAGAAAGGTCGCGGCGCCCGTCACCGGGTCCACGGTCGTGATGTACAGCGGGCTCCCGGCGCCATTCAGAAGGCGAGCGCGGTAGCTCTGCACGGAAGGCGTGTTGCCAGGCATGTCGGTGTTGGTGAAGGTCGCGGTGACGGTGACGGTTGCCGTGGTCATTGGTTGAAGTCCTGTCGGTGGGGACGCGCCGAGGCCCGCGCGCCGAGGGCTTATGGTGAGAATTCAGCAGACGGCGCTGTGAATGCGCCGGCATAACGAGAAACGCCCTTACTTACTCGCACCTCGTCGATATATCCGACAGGGCCGTAAATGGTGCTCCAGTTTCCAGCCGTACCACCGACGACAAGTTTCCGGTCGGAGTCAACAAGCGTCGACGAATCCGTTGTGTTGGCCTTCACAGTGCCATCAACATAGATACGAATCACGTTGCTAACGTCTCTATCGACTGCAACTTGATACCAAGTATTCAGCGTTGGGCTCCATGACGCCTGCGTCAACCGCCAGTCAAGAGCATTCGTTGAAAGGCCAAACGAGAATTGCGATGTCCAGAAACCAAGCATCCAGCCGAGTTTGCTGGCAAGGTAGTCCATCTGAGAAACGAACGACACATACGTGCCTGGGGCGCTGGTGAAGTAGACCCAGCATTCGATCGTGAACTTTCCAGACCCGAAAGCCCAATCTGCGGAATCTGCTGTTTCCCAGGCCTTGCCGCTTGATGTGTCTGCCGACGTGGCGCCGAACTTCTTCTGCGTGCTCGAAAGCGTGGCGCTGTTCTGTTGCGAGAACGTATGTGCCGCCGTGGACGAGTCGCTCGTGGTTGTGTCCCCGTTGCTGCCGTTGAAGTGCATCAATAGCACCGTATTCGGGTCTGTCGCCGCTGCCCCAGATGCGGACAAAAGCGCCTGCTGCATTGAGGCCGAGCAGGCGCGAGGCGATGTCTCTGCGATACGCCGCTCGCGCGGGATGAGCAGGCCAGATTCAGGGTCGTGGCGGAACCTCATGTGAGGCCTGTCCCGCTGATGATCCACTCGGTGCTCGTGACCTTCAAAGCCGTCGCGATGCCGTTGTCGGCAAGCGTGCGCGATCCAGTTGTCCCGGCTCCTGCGAGGCGCATCGTGTCCGATGTGATAGCGATCGTCATCGTCCCCGCGCTGGCCTGGTTGACGAAGGTGATAGCCGTCCCGACCGGGTACGCTACGTTCGCATTCGAGTCGATCGTGAACGTCCGCGCTGTCGTGTCCGCGCTCGGGTGAAGGATGTGCTTACCGGAGTCTGCCGCGACAGTCGTATAGGCGGCTGACTGGCTGTTCTGCGGGATGTGGCGGAAACCGACATCGTTTGCCGTCAGGCCAGTTCCTTGAAGCCCGTTGATGTCATTCGCCACCAGGGCACGGAATGTCGGGTTCGCCGCGCTGCCGCTGCTCGGCCCGGACCAGACGGTGTTCGCTGTCTGTGTGCCGAAGTTAGCGCCCGTCGCGCCGGTGGCGTTGGTCAGCACCAGGGCCGAAGGCGTGCCGAGCGCAGGCGTGACGAGAGTCGGCGATGTTGCGAACACCGCCGCCCCGCTGCCTGTTTCATCGGTCAGCGCTGCAGCGAGGTTTGCGCTGGAGAACGTTGCGAGAAGAGTCGCAACGTTGCTTCCGAGGCCGGTGATGCTTCCCACCGCTGGCGTGACGGTCACCTCGCCTGCGGCTGTGAGCAGGCCCTTGCCGTTGACCGTGAACGTCGACGCCTTGGTGGCGCTGCCGAAGCTGCCGACGTTGCCATTCACCGTCGCTAATGTCGCCGCGAAAGACCCCGTGCCGCTGCCTGTCACATCGCCGGTCAGAGAGATGGTCTGGTCGCCGGTGTTCGCGCCGCTGACCGTCGTCGTGCCCGTGACCGCAAGCGTCGGCGTCGAACTGCCAGACAGCGTGACGCCGTTCACCGTGCTCGGCGTGATGGCGCCAAGCGTCAGCGTGATTGCTGGCGTCGATGTCGCGGTCGCGACCGAGCCGCTGACGCCGTTCGCGGTGACGACTGAGACGGTAGTCACCGTCCCGCTGCCGTTCCCCGTGCCGGCACCGATCGTCGCGCGAACAGCGGCAGGATCGGCGTCGTCAAGAATCGAACGAGCGAACGACGTTATATCCGTGACTGCGGCCGTGCCGCTGCCGGTGAAGTACGGCAGCTTGTCGGCTGCGCTCGTGAGGCCGGCCAGCGCCGCGAGTTCGGCATCGTAGGCCTGGACATTGGTCCCGATGGCGAGGCCAAGCGTGGTGCGCATCGTCGCCACGTCTGTGTCGTCGAGCAGCGCTCGAGCGGCCGAAGTGAGCGTCGTCAGAGCCGCGGCGCTCGCGCTCGTGTAGTAGGGCAACTTGTCGGCCACCGGCGTCAGCGCGGCGAGCGCGACAAGGGCCGCCTTGATGTTGCTGTGAGCGACCACGGCAACAAGCGTGATCGTCCCGAAAGCGGAGCCGGTCCAGACGACCGAGTAGACCGATGCGACGTCGATCGTCGCACTTCGCGCCGGCGTCCCGCTCGAGTCGATCTCGATGTAATACGTCGCGGCGGATGCGCCTGCGAAGCTGATCGTCGCCGGCGACGCGAGCGCCACGACCGTCTGCGATGTCGGTCGCCACAGGTAGCCCGCGGCGACAGTGAGGTCCGTGCCGCTGCCGGTGCACTCGTAGCTGCCCGGGCCGACGACCGCAGCGGAGGTGCCGAACAACGCCGCGAGGGTCGACCCGAGCGAGCCTGACGCCGCGACGACGGAAGCCGTGTAGGCGTCGAAAGCATCCGCTGCCGCCTGAGCTGCCGCGAAGTTCGCGTTCAGCTTCGAAACGTAGTCGGTGTCGCCGGTGGCGAAGGGAAGCATTGCCATGTGTTGTCAGGCCGTCAGCCGAATGAGGGTCGAGCCGCGGAATACAGCCACGGCCCCGAGGGGGACGACGCCGAAGCCGCCGAATGTCGCGATCTCGCCGAGCGTGAGCGGGCGCGCGGTGATGGTCCGGTCCTCCACCTCGCCGATCGCGAACAGGTCGAGGTCGACGGGAATGCGGACGTTCTTGCCGGGCATCGTCTGCGAAAAGCCGACGACCTCGTAGCCGCCGGAGGCTGAGCGGCGCACGCGCACCGCGGCGCCGACATCGGCGTAGATCAGATCCTGGTTGCCGCGGGCGATCGGCACCGCGTGCAGGATCGAGCCGAGCACCTTCGCATTCACGAGGTCTTGCGCCTCGTCGTATCCCGTCGTGTCGACGATGCCGACATCGACATCGACCGCGTAGATCAGCGCGGTTCCGTCGGTGACGAGCAGCGCCGGCCTGGACAGGACGCGGCCGTCCATCTCGGCTTTGTTGTCGCGAATGACCGCGTTTGTCAGCCAGGTGAGCGTGCTCATCAGTTCGTCGCCACCGGGTACAGGGCGAGCGTGAACTTCTGCAGCACGCCCGGCGCGAATGTCACGTTGAATCGGCGGTCAACGACCGTCCACTGCGCGCCGTTCGGGCTGACCTCGAATGTCCATTCCCTGATGGTCCGCGGAGTGCCTATGTCAAGACCGAAGACAAGCCCGTACTGCTTGACCGTAGTCGAGTTTGCGAACTGGATGCGCACCCATGCGGCGGTTTCTCCATCTGGATCTAGCGTATTCGGCAGCGCGACACGGCCGACAGATGGTTGGAATACGGAATCTGGCGAATCGCCCCCCAGCGCATCGCCGCAATCGCCAACTGCGTAGTAGTCCGGCCCGCTGCCGCAAATGTTGGCGCCGCCGACTTCCTGGTATAGCTGGACTTGGTTGACCGTGATGTAGTAAGCAACTCCCATCGGCAGGCCCATGTCGCGCAGCACGAGGCGATAGAAGTTCAGGCCCTGCAGCCTTGATTTGTACGTGAAGATCGATTCCCCAGGCCAAGTGTTTGAGAATGCGCCATCGGTCGGGCTGATGTAGGCGATGGAATCGCGGAACTTCATCACCGTAACCCACTGCGTCTCGTTTTCGCCTTTGGCCTGGAAATCGAAGTTCGTCGGCGGGTCGCCGGCCATGCTAAGAATTACGTTATCGACAACGTACTTTTCGTTTCTGTCATACCAACTGAATTCAAGGTATTGCGGGCCAGCGAGAGGGGTCGTGACGCCGGCTTGGTATCCCTCGTGTCCGAATGCCAGAAAGCCGTCGCCAGGGGACTCGCCAGAAGAACTATTTGCGGTCCCTGTTGCCGGCGCAGATTGGTAGTCCAGAGGTAGGCGACTGCTTACGCCTGTAGCCACCGCGCCAGGTAGCCGCCACTCGCCGATCTGTAGATTCCCAGGGCCTGGCGCGCGAATCTTGGTTGGGCTGAACAGCAGCCTGAAGCCGTTCGCTGCCGGGTTCTGGATTTCCGGTATCGCGATTGTCCCCGGGTCTGCCGGCGGCGGCGCAGGCGGCGGCGTGAGCGGCGGGAACGGCGGCAGCAACGGGAGCGTCGGGTACGGCGGGAACGGCGCCGGGACCGGAATCGGCGCCACGGTCGGCGGCGTGCCGAGTTCGCTGCCGGGCGCCCCGGTGTCGACGCCAGCACCAGCGGCGCCGTTGACGATGCCGAAGCCGTCGATCTGCAGCACTGCCGGAGCCCCATGGCTCAGGTCGCGCCGGTAGCCGGTCACATAGATGCGCGAGCCGTCGCGCAGTTCAATGATGTCGCCTTCCTCGATGCGCGTGTCATCAACGACCGTCAGACTCATGGTCGTCGCGCTCGCGGCCTGGTAGATCAACTCGCGCACCGCGAAGGCGTGCGCCTGATCCGCGTTCATCACGAAGTCGTTTTCCGTCTCCTGCGGCTTGATCTCCCAGGGCTTCGCGTTCTCGTTGAACGCCGTCGTCGTGTTGCGCGCGTGCACATAGTCGTAAGGCGTGCCCCAGACCTCGTAGTGCCCCGTCCCGATGCTCATCATCGTCATGAACAGCACCACGTCAGCGGTGAACTCGTACAGCCGGCCGACGGGCTGGACCGGGCCACCGGATGGCGGCGCGATGTCCGGCGTGTTGTGCGCGATGCCCTTCGTGATGATCGCGCCCGTGGCAAGTCCAGGAACCCATGCGCTCGTCTCAAGCGTGATGCGGCCCATCGTGGGCGTCACTTGCTCGTAGCGCTCGGTTGCCACCGGCAGCAGGCCGGAATTGCACGACTGGCGCACGACCAGGTATGTGTTCTTCGCCCGCTGCGTTCCGTCGCTGCTGAAGGGCGCGTCCTTCTGCTGCTTGAGCTGGAAGAAGCCCGCCGTCATGGACGACTCGAAGAGCTTCTTCGGCACCTGCGTGACCTGGGAAAACTCCGGGTCGAGCCAGCGCACGCGGTACTCGGTGAGCGGCGGGACGCCCTTGCTTCCGCTGATGGAGACAAGCCGGCGGTTGTCGGAAAGCACGAAGTCGCTCGGTCGCGCTGTCTCTCGGCTGATGCACTTCAGCCGGCCCCGGCAGTCGACGTAAGGTTCAAGCCCCGCCGGCTGATAGATCGTCCGCAGCATCTCCCACGGCGTCACATCCGCCAACTGGGTGTTGCTGTGGACCGTGCGCGCGCCGGTGTCGCTGACGATGATCTCGTCGTCGTCGAGCCCGACAGAGCGCGCGATCTGGCGCGCGATGTAGTCGATCGGCGTTGCAGTCGGGTAGATCTGCGTCGCGCGGCGTATGTCGCGCATTGCTGGCGTGGCGTCGCGGCTGCGCGCGGTGATGCGCATCTTCTTCTCGCCGGACGCGAGCCGGTAGTCGCTGATCGCCTGGACGATGCCGAGCCAGTAGGAGGCGCCCTGCAGCTTGATCTCGAGCACCTGGCCCGGCGCGGGCTGGCCGGTCCCATACAGTTCGTCATGCCACGCGAGCGACACCTCGGCCTCGTGCGCGCTCTGCGTGAGTGCGGAGGCGAACGGCGCGAAGTCGACGCCGCCCGTCGCCGTGCCGGAGAACACCTCGAAGGGCGTTGCGGCCGGGTACAGCACGAGCGCCACCTCGCGCAGCGAGTCCTGCGCGTATTCGAAGCCGTCGGCGTACATCAGACGCGGGAGACGATGCGCATGCGCAGGGTAAGCGGCCCGCGGTCATAGCCGCCGTGCGAAAGCGAAGTCGTCGTGATGTCGCGCCCGCCGAGCGTCATGCCGATCATCACGACGTTGAAGCCGAGGTCGTTCGCGTAGCTCGGGAACCACTGCACGAAGGCGACGGTCGGGTCCGGCGGCGTGGTCCACATGGAAAGCAACATGTCGACCATGGAGCTTTTCCAGACGATGGATTGCGTCCAGCGCTCTTCGACGATCACGTCGCGCAGATCGCCAGCGAAAAGCGTGTTCGCCGCGCCTAGCAGCGTTTTCGTGGTCGCCCAGATCGGCGCGATGACGGCATCGCCGCGCATGTTGGTCCACTCGTCCGGCGGGCGCTCGTAGTCATAGCTGCCGAGCGACGGATGCGTCAGCCGGCCCGTGCCTGTGCCGTCCATGGCTGCCGGCAGTACCGTCACGATGACGCTTTCGTACTCGTAGGCGCCGTCTGCGATGGCGAGCGTCGCGGATGATGTGAGGACACTCATAGGCCGTTCTCGATGCTCGCGGTGATCGACGCGCTGCCGGCGTCGTCGCAGTTCAGGAACAGCACCAGGTCACCGTTTCCGTCTGACCCGGATGGGCGCCGAGCTATGGTTGCATCGCCCGTCACCTCGACCGTCGGCACGGCGCCGCCGATCGGCTCGCCGATGTCACCGACGCAGCGCATCCAGACCGGAATCTGGCGGTACTTCCGCGGCGACTTGAGCGGGATCGGCGTGGTGATGTGCGTCGCCACCGCGATCGGGTAGTAGCCCTCAAAATTGGACTGGCAGGCCCCGTCTGTTGCGTCGGCACGCGCGATGAAGGCGAGCAGGCGACGGCGCAGGCCGTCCCAGCACAGCAGTGTGACCGGGACCGGAGTGCGGATCGCCGACAGCACCTCGCCAGAGTCTGTGTCAATCAGATAGATGATCGACTCGCTCGTCAGCACGTAGGCCCGTGTCTCGTCCTCCGCTGCGATCGAAATCGCTTCGGTCGGCAGTTGCACGAAGCGCACGAATTCGCCGCTGGTCCACTCGTTGACGCTGACGCCCTTCTGGTTGTTCCCCGCGATCACGATCCGGTCATTCAACTGGTCGATGGCGACCGAGCGCATCGCGAAGTACGCGGTACCGATGGCATCCGACTCGAACTCGTCGTAATCGCGCAGCGTGTCCGCGTCGCCGGTGTAGTCCGCGATCTTCAGCCGGTAGAAGCCGGCGAGGTTCATGATCCAGATCGAGCCGTCGAGGCTCTGCGTCATCTGCCCGTCGTGGTCGTTGCGGGTGACGTAGACCGACCCGAGGAATTCGCCCGTCGCGCAGTTCCAGCGGAAGACCCAGGAGTTCGAGCCAGGGAACCATGTCTGCGCGGTGAGCGCAAACAGCAGCATCATTGACTCGCCTGTCGCAGTCGCCTCGTTGGAGACGGCGACGCCGTAGGACACCGCGAGCGCTTCGCCGAACACGCGCGGCGGCGTGGTCAGGAATGCGTTGTAACTCGCGTCAGGGATCCAGTGCGACCCTAGCGCAGATTGCAGTTGCGCCTCCGTGCGGTACGCGATCGGCTGAGACTCAATGAGCTTCTTCAGCATGGTCAGATGGTCAGCGTCGCGGTAAATGTCGGGTCGCCGGCGCCGCTGTCTGCCAGCGGCGCGGCGTAGCGGGCCGATGCGTAGCCGTTCTCGTTCGTCCGGCTCTGCGTGTCGATCAGGTAGCCTTGCCCGACCAGCGACCACTCGACGAGTTCGCCGACGCACGGGTCGCCGTCGTCGCCCAGCACGCGCACGGTGATCGTGGCGACGGTGCCGAACGCGAGCGAGCCGGCCGGGTCGCTGATGGTCGTCGGCAGCGGGCCGTCTGCGTAGACCGAAACATGGTTCGTCGTCGTGCCGGTAAGGGCGATGTACACGCCATGCACGGCGCTGAACCAGAGCCCGCCGTTTACAGGTCCGAGGAGCGCCGAGCCGACTTGCTCGAGCGCCACGGTGTCATATCGCAGCACCTCGCCAGTCGGGTAGGCGATCACGAGCAGGCGAGGCGAACGGGTCAGCGAGAACGACGGGGCGCCCGCCCCTGCGCCAAGCAGCGTGCACTCGGTCGTCCAGTCGTCGGTCGTGTACGCCGTGAGCGGGCGCCACTGCACGCGCTGCGCGCCGCTGATGTTCGCGACGCGCAGGTAGCGGTCCTTCAGGCGCACGCGGGCATCCGGGCCGATGCTGGCGCCGGCGGCAGGCCTGGCGCCCGTCGCGCCGCCGGTTTCAGCGAGCTTCCACGGCAGCGACCCGACCCCTTCAAGGATTCCTCCCGACTCGAAGTCGAGCAGGAAGAACGAGTTCGCCAGGATGCCCGAGCGGCCATAGGCGAGGCCGTCGGCCTGCACGGACTGCATGGTGCCGCCAAAGCCTGAGACGAAGGTCAACAGGCCGAAAGCATCCGTGTAGATCGCCTGCGGATATTCCGTCACGTCGACGGCCGCGCTCTCTGCGTCGAGCACGGAGAACGGACCCGCCAGGAGTTCAAGCACCGCCGGACGCCACCGTGATTCGAGAGTTCCCCGGGAGCCATGGCGTATAGATCGCCCAGGCGCGCCCGCGGCTGTCCGTCGCGGCGGACTTCGGCGTGACGTAGCCGCTGCCCTCGACGTACCACGCGATGGTGACGTTCGGGCGGCCCTCGAAAACGAGCAGCGCCGTCGCGCCGACGCGCACCTTCGGCGGATAGACGGTGATGCTCATCGCGTCGCCATGTTGCGAGCCAACTCGCCGTTGAACCAGTCGCCCAGCGTCATGCGAGCGGCGTCCGGGTGGATCGCGAGCGTGAAGCTCTGCGCGGCCGGGCTTCCGGCGGATGCGCCGCGCCCGCCGCGCGTGGCCGAGTTCTCGTGCGCCGTCATCACCTTTTCGCCCTTGTGAATCACGGCCAGCATGTCGTGTGGCACGTAGTCGATGCCGCTGGCGAAGCCTGGGATGCCGATGAACTTCATCGCACCGCTGATCAGCCCGCCGAGGCCTCCGCCGGCGCCATCCTTCCCGCCGAACAGTGATCCAAAGAGACTGTCGAACAGCGCGTCGCCGAGCTTCTTGCCGATCAGGTCGAGGAATCGATCCTTCATCCCCTGAACAAACTTTTCGAGCGCCTTGCCGGCGCTCTCCGTGCCGCGCAATATGGACGAGAACATGCCGCCGAAGGCGTCGCGTGCTTCCGTCGCGAGCTTGACGTTCGCCTCCATCGCGAACTGCATTTGCGAGGTCATGGCGCGCGGCGAGCGCTGGATGTCGCCGGTCTGCACCGGGTGCATGACCTCGCCTGCCTGGACAGTCGGCATGCGCAGGATGTTGTGCCACTCCGAATCGATCGGCGTCGTGGCAGAAGGATCGAGCGCCTCCGGCTTGATGGTTCGGATCACGGGCTTCGAGGCTCGCCCGCCGACGGCCGCAGCGCTGCCCTCCTCTTCATCCGGGCCGGTGACGCCACGGTACAGCTTGCCGCCCACCGCGATCGGCGCGCTGTTGGCCGCATCGCGCGCTTCGCTGTAGGGCTGGCGCGGGTAGGCCGGCGCCGCTCCATCGGTCACGGTGCCTGTGACCGCGCGACTGGTGAACCCCTCCATGCCGGTCGGCCCAGCGGCGCCAGTGCGCCCGGCTGCCTGCGCGCCCGGGATGATGCTATAGACGATGCGGCCGATAAGTTGCCAGCCCTTGCGGAACATGCCCACAACCCAGTCGACAAGCTCCGCCGCCCAGGCCTTGATCGACTTCCCGCCGACCTCGAGATTGCCGATCAACGTGCCGAGCGCCCATGCCGCGGTCAAAGCGCGGACCCATGGATTCATCGCCATGAAGGCGCGGGCGAGGAAGCCGAAGACGCCCGAGAAGGCGGCACCGAAGGCGGTCACGGCAGCGGTGATCGCGCGCCACGCTCCAGCCAGGCGCCCGATGATGCCGACGGCGCCGCCGAGCAGTCCGGCCAGCGGCCCGAACAGCGCGACGATGCCGGCAATCGCCAGTGCGACGCTCGCGAGGACAGCTCCCCACGCAACGAAGCCGGCAATGATCGGATGGTCCTGGCCGAACCTGGAGGCCCACTGGACGAACTGCGCGAACTTCTCGACCAGCGGCATCAAGACTGGGAGCAGCTTCGTGCCGATCACGATGTAGAGGTTCTCGAATGCAGCCTTCGCGTTCTCCAGTTGCTGAGGTAGCGTCTTGTCGAGTTCAAGTTTCGTCTTGTCGACACCGAAGGCGTTCTTCGCGATCTCGGACTGCTCTTGGATTCGCTTCGCCGTCGTCGGCTGCGCGGCGATGCCGAGCGCTTGAGCGGCGGTGACCGAGATCCCGGTCGAAGTGATGAACTTCTGTAGCGCGACCGCGATGGCCTGCGGGTCGTTCGGGTCGGCACCCTGGTAGAACTTATCCTTGTGCTGCCTCGTGTATTCGAGGATCAGCGGGACCATCTTTTGCACCCAGGCGACGGGGTTTTCGGCGAGCAGTTGTGCGTCGCGGAAGCCTCCGGGCTTGATGTTCTGCGAGAGCGTGCCGTCGCCGGACGGGACGCGCGAGCCCGGCATGATGATCCCGGCGTCCTCGAAGAGCGAGGCGCCCTGCTTGTTCATCGGCTTGCCCAAGCCGTACGCTTGCAGCATCTTGAAGGCCGTGCCCACGCGCTGCGCGCCGCCACCACTGTTCGCGCCGCCTGAGATCTTGATCTGATCCATCACGCCGATCAGGTCGAAAAGGCCCTGGTCGGAAATCTGCGAAGCGCCCTGCCCGAGCTGCCGGAGCATCTGCTCCCAGTCGCGCATGTTGATTTTCCCGCCGGTGGCGGTGAACGCGCGCTGGATGAAGTCGAAGGACCGCTTGATGCCTTCCGGGTCGTGCGTCTGGCCGCGCGCTTCCGCGAGGCCGTAGGCGTTGCGCACCATGTCCTCGGAGCTGCCGTGCTCGCCCATCACCTTCAGGTTGTTCGCGAGCGTCATGGCGGACGGCAGCGTCGCGTCGATGACGTGCTGATCGTGCGTCTGCGCGAGGCCACCGATCGCGGCCATGCGAGCCTTGAGCGCATCCAGCGCGCTCGCGAACTTGAGCACGCGGGAGTCGTCCCAGGACTTGCCCAGGATCTCGCTCGTCTTCTCGGCGCCGAGGTTCAGCGAGTTCAGCGTCGCGACCTGCACCGAGTAGTCGCCCGCGACGTGGACGGACCCTTTCAAGCCCTTCTTGATCTCCATCGCGCCCCATAGCGCGGCAACGCCCTTCAGCGTCTGCCCGAGCGTCTGGACGTGCGCGTTCGCGCCCTGCGCCGCTGTGCCGGCCGCGTTGAGGTGGCCTGCGCCGGCTCGCGCGCCCTGCCCCAGCGCCTGCATGCCGGCAGCCGCGCCGCCGAAGACACCGGCGGCGCGGGTCAGCGTGCCGACAGCGGAGGCGAGCGCCTGCTCAAGCGCGTAGACGCCGGTCCCGGCGGCGCTCGCGCGCTGCCCGACGTTGCCGATGCCGCCTGCGGCTTGGTTCGCCTCTGCGCGGACGGTCGCAAGCCGCGCCGTCAGGTTGGTGACTGCCGTCGCCATACCCTGCACGGCAGAAGACCGGCCCGAGGCCGCCGCGACCGCGTTGATGCCTTCGGCGATGCCGGCGAGCCGCGTGCCGGCGGTCTTGGTCGCGGCCTGGAGTTGGTCGACGAGGCCGATGAACGCCCGAAGCGGACCGCTGGCGGTATCCGTCAGCGTCAGCAGCATTCGGACGGTCATGTCACTCATGTGCTACCTTGTCTGGATGTTTCGGCTTGTCTCTGGCGCCTTCGGCATCGTTGCCGTTGCGCTGCTATGGGTAGCGACGCTGGCTGCTGAATACCCATGGCAGAGCGCCCTGGTCGCCTGGATCGGCTTCGTCCTCGCCCGGCAGTTCGTCGTCGAGCGCCAGCAGCGGATCATCCTCAGCCTTGACATCGCCAGCATGTCGCCCGTCGACTATGAGATGCACTGCGCCGAGGTACTGCGCGCAGCGGGCTGGAGCGTCCGGCGCATCGGCGCAGGCGGCGATCAAGGCGTCGACGTTCTCGCTGTCCTGCGCGGAACTCGTGCTGCCATCCAGTGCAAGAAGTACACGCGCGCAGCGGGCAACGCCGCTGTGCAGCAAGTCGTCGCCGGCAAGCGGCACCACGGCGCGCAGATCGCGGTCGTCGTCTGCCCGGTCGGCTACACCCGATCCGCCAAGAAGCTTGCAGACTCGAACGGGGTTCTCCTGCTCAGCCATGCGGACCTTTCGCAACTCGCGGCGCTTGCGCGCGTGCCCTGCTCGATCAGCGCGGCGCCTGCGCGACCGACGACATCGGACCGGGAAGCCCGGCGGCGTTGAGCGAGGCGACGGCAACGAAGTACGTGCCGGGCGTCAACCCTGTGATCGTGTAGCCGAGCACGTCGGCGCCGGCAACGTCGACCGATGCGGTCAGCGCGCCGGCGGCGGTGCCGTAGAAGATGCGGTAGCCGGACAGGTCGGCCGGCTTCGTGCCGTCGACGTTTGCCAACGGCTTCGCCCACGTCAGAGAGATGCTCTGCCGGGCCGCATCAGCAAATTGCCCGCCGCCGCACGCAGCGACAAGTAGTGATGCGATGGTGATCGTTCGGTAGATCATCATCAGTCGTCCTCCATCGCGCGGCGGAAGTCGTCGCCCTCGGCCTGCGCGATGCGCGCGGCGAAGGCAGCAAGTCGGAACGCCCGGCGCTCGGCCGCGATAGCCTCGCGCAGGAACACGCGGATCTGCCCGAACGTGTAGCCCTGCACCGTCTCCCAGGTGTGCCCGCCGCCGCTGTGGATCAGGCGGCCGACGACGCAGGCCCAGCCGTCATCTTGTCCGCCCATCCGTCCCCGCCGCCCGGCACTGCCGGCAGCCCGGTCATCATCGGAGCCAGGCGGCGCGCGAAAAAATCGGCGTTCGTCTCAAAGATCGTCCGCGCGAGCGTCAGGCCGTCGTCGGCCTCGAGCGACTCGACCCATTCGAGCGGCCTGCCGGTCACGAACGCGATCAGCCCGAGCACGAAGTCGCCGCACTCGGCGATGACCTGCGGGAGCATCAGCGGCCACGCGAGCGGGTCGGAGCCTGCGGCATCCGCGAGTTGCTCGCGTCGCGCCTTCTGCACCGCCGCCGCCATCGGCGCGAGGAAGCTGGAGACCTTCTGGAGTTGCCCGAACTTGAACGGGGAAATGCTGATCGTCTCGCCTTGAATCACGACCTCGCGCGCAGGGAACAGCGCGGCGACATCGCTCGTTGAATCGGTCATGGATTGCCCTCACACGGCAAAAGGTGCGGGGGGCGATGGTGTGGCACCGCCAGGGCGCGAAGCCCGGCTCCCCGCGTTGACAACGGTGGTTCGGCTTATGCCTTCTTGACCTTGTAGTAGGCCGACAGGCCCGTGGTCGTGATCGACTCGTCCTTCAGCATCTTGCCGCTGCATTCCTGCGCGAAATGCTTCTTGTCGATGAAGTTCAGCATCGCCACCGGGTCCGGCGCCCACTGCCACACGTCGACGACGACCGGCTGGCCGCCCTGCGCGACGTTGATGCCTTCGAGGTGCAGCGAAAAATACTTCTGCGGGATCGTGAAGGCCTCCACCGCGCCGTTGTACGCCGCGTAGTCGTACGTCACGGTCGTGGTCAGCGGCGTTCCTACCGGGACAGCGGTCGAGCCGACCACCACGTTGATCGTGCCGCTCGCGGCGTTCAGCGTGTAGTCCGTGGTCAGCGTTGCGCCGCTGATGACGACATTCGTCACGCCGGGGTGCGCCAGGTGCGTCTTCGTGCCGTTGTACAGCGTGATCGTCTCGGTGGCGCCGGTCGCCGCATCCACCGCGCCGGACCACTCGCCGTAGTTGGCAAAGGCCCAGTTGTACATCGCGATGTCGAGCATCTTGATCTTGGCCGTGAAGTCGATTTCGGTGAGGATGTGATCGATCGTGCCGGCCGGCGAGGTGCGCGAGTCCATGATGTCCTCGAACTTCGGCTTCGGGTCGATCGTGAACAGGTCGACCTGTCCGAGATCCTTGTAGCCGCCGGTCCGGTTGCTGTTGAAGTCGCGCGGAGCGAGCGAGAGGATGCCCTGGAACAGCCCGCGGCTGATGTCGTTGTATGCCATGGTGAGGCCCTTTCGGAATTGAAAAAGCCCGCACTAGGCGGGCTTGGTGATGACGCGCCCCGAAGGGCCGGGGATGGATGCTTGGGATCAGGCCGCCGAGATGTTGCGATCGGTCTTCGCGACGATTTCGTACACGTTGGCGTTCGTGCCGCCGGTGATGCTGATCGCGGTGACCTCGGTGAACAGCTTCGTGGTCACCGACAGGTTCGTCTCGGTGTTGTCGGTGCCGGTGGCGATCGTCGCCGTGATCACGGCCGTGGTGCCGTCGAGCTTCTTGCCGGTGACGCTCAGGGTCGCGCCGGTGGTCACCGCGCCCTGGTTCTTCACGACGAGCTGCGCGCCGGCGTAGCTGGTGCCGATGGTCGTCACGCTCGCGAAGGTGCCCGTCGTCGCGCCGGTTGCGCTGAACGTCGCCAGCACCGTGTCGTTGCCGATGAACACGTTCTTGCGGCTGAACGCCTTCAGGTGATCGTGCAGCGCCTGGTGCACGCGCAGGGTCGGCGCCGAGGTGTTCAGGCTCGTGAGGTACGCATCGAGCGTGGTATACGCGCTGTACCGGGCGATGTGCGCATTGATCGCCGCGAACATCTCACTAATGCTGGGGATCGCGAACATGAAGCGCTTCGGTGGAACCGGGTTGTCCTCGTCGAGATTGCGCGCGGCCGGCAGAAGGTCCGCCGCCACGTCGCCGTCCGTCTGCGTCTCGAAGAGGAAGGTGAACAACGATCCAGCGCCGCTCATCACCGCGGCGTTACCGGCTTCCATCCCGGCGTTGAATGCGTTGTTGAAGTTCGGGTCGCCGACGCTCATTGCGGCCCATCGGCCCAGTTTGTCGACGACCGTCGTCAGGTTTGCATTCGAGATGATCGGCATGGTGTGCCCTTTCTGGGTATCAAGTTGGAGTGGTGCAGAAGTTCACCGTGAACTTCAGTTCGTACGCGAGCCGGTCGGGGTAGACGAGCGCGATGCGCTGGCCGATGTAGCGCCAGCGAAAACCGGAAGGTGCTTCGGTGCCGTGGACCGCGCCGGCCACGGCCTCGAGAAGCGGGAGTTGCACGGACAGCATGTCAGCGTCGTCGTTGTATGGGACGAAGATCATCGCGGCCCATGTGCCCATCAGGACGCCAACATCAACGATGTAGCCCGACGCCGGGCCGTGCGTGAAATCGCGCTCGTCGACTTGGTCGGACTTGAATGAAACCCAGGATGCTGGCAGCGGCACCTTGAGCATTCCGGGGTCTTGCGACTTGCCGCCGATGGTCAGGCCCGTGCGCGTCGAGAGATCGGGGATCGTGCGGATCTTGGTGAGCAAGTCGGTCGTCAGGCCAGCGATCACAGCGCGCCCTCAATGAAGTGCAGCATCGTCATCTCGGCGTGATGCTTGTCGTCGTCGGTCCAGCCCATGAACGGCCGCGCGTCCATGCGGCTCGTGCCGTCTTGCAAGAAGCCGGCGTAGTGCACCGGCGTGCCAATGACGACTTCCGTCGCGCTGGGCACGGAGACGATGCTGTCGAGCAGCGTGCCGTCATCCCATAGCAGGCCCTTGCCGACGTTGCCCTTCGCCTCGCGGTAGTCGCGCGTGCTCTGGCTCCACGGCGCCCAGGCGTTGCCGTCCGGCTCGTGCTTGCCGCGCTCGATGCGCTGGCGGATGGCGTCCCGCTGCTTGGTCCCGATCACCGCGAGCGCCGGCTCGGGATTGACCAGGCGCAGCAGCATCGCCTCCAGCGCTGCGAGGCTCAGGCGTGTATCGATCGACAGCATCAGATCGCGTCGGCCTGGCGCATCGTGAGCACGACGCCGATTTCGGTGTTGTCGATCGTGTCGAGCGAGAAGCGCCGGTTGTCGCTGGCGCAGGTGATCACGTCGCCCTGAATGACCAGGCCGAGCGGCAGCGGCGTGAACAGGTAGAACTCGCCGAACGCGACCGCGGCAGTCGACGAGCCGCCGATTGCGCTGGTCGGCTTCTGGTCGACCTTCTTCAGTTGCCGAAAGCACGGCAGGCCCGATGCGATCGGGCTCGTCGTCTGCTCGGCGCCGATGTAGCCAGGCCGGTCGATCGACACCGTCTCGTTGCACCAGACCGCTTGCATCGGCAGGTTCGGCTGCATGTCGCCGACGTAGAACGTGCCGTATGGGCCGATCAGGATGTCGCGCGGCGCTAACTCGCGCCCATCGGCGTAGAGGTAGCGGGCAGGGATTTTGAACTTCTGCGGCACCTCGAATTTCTTCTCGGCGGCGAACAGGCAGAACTGGCTGCCGATGCTGTAGGCCGAATCGGTAGGTTCTAGCGCGGTGTCGGCGCGGAAGACTTCATAGGCCCGGCCGACGTGCTTCGCCGCGCGCATGAAGCCGGCGTAGATCTGCTCTTGGAGACGGACGCCGTTCATGACAGCAGATCAGTCGGGCTCATGCGCGCACCGGTCCCTTCAGTCCTTCGCCGACTTCGCAGGCGGCGCCTTTGCTACCGGCGCCGGCGCCGACTTCGCAGGCGGGATCGCCTTCGCCTTGCCGGTTTCTTTCTTCGCGTGCTTGGCCGTGGCCTGCGCGAGTGCGTGATCGTTGCTCATATGTCGTTTCCTTTCATGGGGGTTGTCATGTGTGTGCGTCAAGCCCGCACCAGCGTGAAGCCACCGCCGCCCAGTGCGGGCCCTGGCGCGAAGCCGAGGAAGCCGCACATCTCGCGGCGCCAACGGTCGAACAGCGACGATCGCTGCGCGATTTCGTCTTTGCGCGCCGTCCACGGTCCTGCAATCTCGGTGTCGAGATTGTCGCCAGCGGTCGGGATCGCCGCTTCTAGGGTCGCCAGCGTGGACAGGAATGTATTGGTCAGCACGTCCTGTTCGGTCGCTGTGAGGTTGTCCAGACGCACGGTCAGCGACACCGGAAACGTGGCGCGCGAGTAGGCCTTGGCGTAGACCGTGTCCGGCTCGCCGGCATTGAGAACCGGGTGGCCCATGTACCGGCGCACGTCGGTGCGCTGCGCGTCCGTGAGCATCAGCGCGCCTTCGGCGGCCGACCGGGGCCGCGCTTGGGCGCGGCATCAAGCGTCGCGTTATGAGTGGCCGGGTCGCTGTCGCCGCTGCCCAATGGCGACGCTGCTTCTTCTGCCTTGGGCGCAGCGTCGAGCGTTTTGACCTGCGGATAGGCCGCCATCACGGCCGGAAAGTCGCCTCGCACTAGCACCGCGTCGAAGGTCTCGATCTGATCGGGCGTGAACGCTGCGCCATTGCGCACTCGCACGGCGCACTTCTCCGCCTGGCGTAATTCGTCGGCAAAGGCTTTCGCGCCAGCCCACTCGTTTCCGACATACAGGCCGATGGTTCGATTGGTCATGCTTTTCTCCTTGAGTGGGCGCCGGCCAAGAAGGCAAGGCGCCCCGCATCGTCATCAGCCCGAGACGATCACCACGCCCGCAGAGTCCTTCATCGAGGTGCAGTACTGGTCCCAGTTGGTCGCTGTGGAAAGAGTGCCGCTCGACGGGTTCGCGCCGCCGTTGGTGATGTCCCACTTGGCGCCCATGATCCCGAGGTTGTAGGCGAATTCGCCTTGCAGCCGCGCGACGATGTTTTCCAAGCCGGTCACCAGGTCGGTGATCACCGTCTGCTCTTCGCTGTTGGTCAGGTCGATGCCGCCGTCAACGAGGCCGATCGTGCGGTACAGGTCCGGCGTGCCGGCGACCAACAGCGACGACGAATCGGTCACGTACACCGGGCGATTCAGCGTGGCCGGGGATGCAAGTTGGATCGCTTGGAACGCTTGATCCGAGCCGTTGTTCGCCGGGTTGATCTGATAGTTCAGCGTGTCGAAGTAGACCTTCGAATGCATCACCCACGCCTTGACGCGGTTCGCCTGGTCGCCCATCTTCGACAGGCCGGTGACCAGCGCCGCCGTCGTCATCGTGCCGTTGGCTGCGATGGTGTGCAGGTTGCTGCCGCTGTTGGCGTTTTCGAGGAACACGCGGCAAGCGACGAGGGCGTTGTTCAGCATATCCGCCTGAACGTCGCCGGCGATCATCGAGCCCAGGTAGCGGCTGAAGCCCTTCATGCCGGATGCGTCCCAATCGGCTTCGAACGGCAGCGCGGCCTTCTTCCACGCGTCGAGGGTCTGCGCGACGGGGCCGATTTTGCGGTTCAGCTTGACGCTGATGCTTTCGTCCATCGTCACGGCCAGGTCGGTTGCTGCGGCAACGGACGTGGTGTCGCGGCGCGAGATGATGCCGCTCAGTTTCTTGATGAGCGACTGGAGTTCGTAGTCGCCCTTGATCATCTTCGCGCGCATGCGGATGCCAACGCTGCCGAGCGGAGACAGGTTCTGCGCGAGCTGCTCGATCAGCCCGCCGAAGAACTGGTCGTTGTAGATCTTGAAGTCGGATGCTTTGCCGGTTGCCATGATGTGGCCCTTTCAGGTGTTTGTGTGCCGTAGCCCGCCTGATCGGGGGCCGTAGGTGCTGTGGAAGTGGCCTACGCTTCGGCTTGCGCGTGGTAGCGCGCAGCGGCCTTGCTGTAGGCAATATCGTCTTGGAATTCCTTGCGCTCTGGCGCCTTGCCCTTGCGCGCTGCTGCTTTGTCGGTGTTGCTGCCGAGTGCGTCGCTGCCTTGGGCTTTGGGCCAAAAGTGCGGCGCGACCTCGCGCAGGGAATCAACCCATTCGGTCGGCGTCAGCGGCGTCTTGCCATCCTTGCCGAGCACGATGTCCTCGCCGTTCATGGCGACGGCATCGCCGTCGTCATTGAGGCGCCACAGGCCGCGTCCGCGCAGCGCGATGTCGTCTAGCGCTGTTGGGTGCACGCCGGCTTTTGCCGCCGCGTCCTTCAGCGAGGCCGACAGCGTGCGGTCGGCGAGCTTTGCTGCCTTGCCTTCGGCTTTGGCGGCGCGCTCGTTCTCGGCCTTCACAGCCTTCAGGTGCTCTGCCTGCATGCGCTCGGTGCGCTTGTTCAGCACCTCGTCGATCTTGCCGGCCTTGATCAGGCCGGCCTCTTCGTCGGATGCGAAACGAGACAGCATCGTCTTGACCGCATCGGGGTCGATGCCGTCGAAGCGTTGCAGGTTGGTCGTGGCGTCCTTCAGCTTGCCGATCAACTCGCCGTTTTTGGCCTTCAGCCCGGAAACGGCATCGTTGACCCTGGAATCGATGATGGCTTGCAGCTCAGGCGTGATCGCGGGTGCATTGCCACCGCCTGCGCCTGCGCCTGCGCCTGCGCCGCTGCCGTCGTCGGCTGGATTCTGGAAACGATGCTGATGATTGCGAGTGAACACGGTTGATCCCCTTGGGATGGTTGAAACGAGGCGCTTGGCGCCGGATGAAAAAAGCCCCGCTTGGCGGGGCTTGGGGTCGGTCGGGCCTGACGGTGGTCAGGCGTCGTTGAGCAACAACAACGCCAGCGCGATTGCGACGCGGCGCTGACGTTCTTTCGTTCGGTCGGTGGCGTCTTGGTTGGCCGCGGCTTGGTCTGCGTCGATCGCTGCCGCCGAAATCTGGTCAACGGCGGCCTGAATTCGGGCCGTGGCAGCGTTTTCCGTGGCTGCCGGTACTGGCGTGGCCTGCGGAGCGATCGGCGCGCCTGCGGGCTTGCTTTGCGGTGCGCCTGGTCGCGCCCAGGTTTCGGTTCCTGCCGCCTTCGCGGCTTGTTCTTCGCCCGTGAGTTGCGGGAGTTTTTGTTCTTCCTGTTGCGGCGGCGCGATCTGGCGATTGACCTGCTGCGCGCGCTGCTGCTGTGCCGTGAATCCGCCGCCAGAAGGCGGTTGCTCAACCTGAGCGCTTCCGCCAAAGCCCTGCAACGCGACGAACAGGACGCCGTAACCGATGCCTTGTAGGGCAATGCGTCGGGCGTCGAGCGTCACGTTGTGCGCTCCAATTCCACGCCGCCCGGAAGCGTATTGACGTTCTGCTCGATCGGTCCTGCCACACGTTGCGCCGAGTCGATCACCAGCGGCTCGGAGAGCCCGTGCACCCGATGCACGTCAAGCCCGTACTGCCTGGCGGACGCAAGATCAAGGCTTGCCGCGTTCCCGTCCGCGAGAGCGAATGCCCAGACCTGCGCGGCCGTCGTCATTGCCGCGTCACCGTATCGACCCCGGCAATCGAGGTCATGGTCTGCACAATTCCCGCCGCAGCGCGCAGGCCGTTGACGGTATCGACCGTGAGCGGCGAGCCGACCTTCAGCCCGTGGATGTCGTGCAGCTCGGAAATCATGAGGTGCAGCGTGACCAGGGTTTCGCCGGCCGTCATGCCATTTGAAAGCGTGTAGTTCCAAACCTGCGCCGCCGTCGCCCCGCCGCTAAATGGGGTGTAGGTGAGCGTGGCGGCCTGGCCGTTGTAGGTGTACGTGCCAGCAGCGGCGAGAAGCGCTGATGCCTTGCGCAGCGTGGCCGCGGTGTCGGTGAGTGCGTAGCCGCCGAGCTGGGCGGCGAGAATGGCGAACCGTGCAAGCTGTGCCGGCTGCCCGTTGAGCGTGTAACTGCCGATGCCGGCCACCAACGAGCGGTTTGCCCGCAGGTTCGCCGCTCGACCAGTGACGGCGTATGCCCCAACAGACCCCAGGAACGCGCGCCCGATCAGCAGACTCGAGCCCTGCCCGACCAGCGCGTAGACACCCGCTACTGCCGGCATGGATCGCGCCGCGCGGAACGTCACGCCTTGGCCAGAGATCGAATACAGGCCCTGGCCGGCGGCAAGCGAGGTTGTTTTTCTCAGGGCAGCGCCAACACCGGTGAGCGCATAGGCAGCCTGTGCAGCTAGCAGTCTGCGTTCCACAGCCACACGAGCCGCCTGCCCTGCAATGGAGTAGGTGCCGGCGCCGGCAGAAAGCGTTTTGCTGATGCCGAACGTAGCCGCCTGGCCGCTGAGCGCGTAGGCGCCCTGCGCCGCACCAAGTGGCAGCCTCGCGTAACGCAAACCAGCAGACTGCCCAGCCAGGGAGTAGGCACCTTGCTGCGCAACTACCGCGCGGCCGACGACAAGCGCTGCCGCAAACCCCGTGATGGCGTATGCGCCCTGCGCGGCCGACAACCGCTTGGCCGGCAACAGCCCCGCGGCCTGCCCAACGTGCGCGTATGTGCCAGGGCTTGCTGTGAGCTGACGCGCAGCGCCTAGCCCGGCGACCTGGCCGGAAAGCGTGTAAATGCCCTGCGCGGCAGCAATTGAATACTGACCAACTTCCGACGCGTTTCCCGATATTGGCGCAGCGGATAGTGGAGAAAACCCAAGCATCTAGCTCACCAAGAAATGATGATGCAAATGCCAGGCCCGCCCAGGCTGGCCGCCGCCGCCGTGCTGCCGGTGAGCGCCCCACCCATGCCGCCACCGCCGCAGCCGGGTCCTACACCATTGCCGCCACGGGCTTGCACCAGACCGCCGCCGGTGGCAGTGCCATGGGTGGAGGCACCACCGGTGCCTCCGTAGAAGTAGCGCAGGCCCTGCGTGAAGCCGGCAAGGCCTTCTCTACCGGGTTCTGGTGGCGTTGTGGCCACCGCCGAACCTGCGCCGCCGTTTTGCGGCGGGAATGGGCTTGGTGCAGCAGGCACAATGAAAGACCCGCCCGCTGAGCCGGAAGACGCGGCGGCGCCTAACCCAGCACCACCGGTGCCGCCGGTGCATAGAATGCCGGTCACAGGCAGGGTTAGCGCAGCGCCAGTGCTATTTGCAGATCCAACCAGGCCAGCCTGCCCGGACAAATAGACGGGGTTGCCCATGCCACCGAGCGGGGCTGTCGCAATGTTCGACAGGCTGCCCGCAGCCCCGGCTGCGCCAGGCGTTGCGCCCGCTGCGTTGCCGCCAAGCCCACCGCCGGATGCGTGAAGGATTAGGTGATTCGTCGTGTTGTTTGGTGCGATGGAAATGTAGGCATTGCTAGCTGCCGCGGCGGGGTAAGGCACGCTGACCCACAACTGATCTGGCAACCCGTAGAGAGGGATCTCAATGCGCGATTGCCCCGACGATCCGCCGCCGCCACCGCCGGCCGCTGTCGAGTTCGCGCCGATCACGCCAGTCCCGCCACCCCCCCCGTTGGCAAGCAAGAACATGTGCGCGAACGTTTCGCCGCGCTGGCGTTGCCACGCCGTCCAGCCAACCCCGCTTGCCGCGCTGTTGCCATTGCAAACCCACACCCGCCCCCTGGTGGCGCTTGGTATGTGCATCAAATCAAGCATGGTTCAGTATTTTCCGGCGATGGCCGTGCAAACCCAGCCCGCGGCTACCGTTGTGCCAAGCCCGACATATATTCTGAATCCAGGCGGCAGCGCGAAAGTAAGCGGATATTCAGGCTCGGCCGTAGAAGCCGTGTTCGTCGCCGTGGTGGCGGGCAGACTGAGCTGACCGTAGAAGACATTGTTTGCTGCCGTGGTGTTTGTGCTGCCGTTGTTGATGTAGATGCGGGCCACACTGGCGACGTTCGTGCCCTTGGCGCTGAAGTGCAGCTTCTGGACATAGCCGCCGTTTGTGGCGTCGGCCGTGAACACGAGTACGTGGTTCGCGCTGACGCCTGTGTAGTCGCCCGTCGCGGTGAGGATGTCGGCAGGCATCCCAGTGGTTCCGTTGGCCGATACATCACCCTGCCGGCTGTAGATTGGGTCTGAATTTCCAGGCATGTTGTCTCCGATTTACGGCATGGGCATGCCGGTTACGTTCGCAAGCAGTACGCCTAAATTCGCGTTGTCGAGCAGCTCGGCATTCGCGGTGCAGAAGACTTCCTTTGTGCCCGCGCTGAAATTCACCAGAGCGTTGCCGTTGCTGCTGGCCCGGACAACATCTCGAGTCAAACCCGTCGTGCCGTTGAATGTGCCTTTGCCAACTTCCCACTCAGCCCCGAGTGCGATGCAGTACGGCACCAGCAGCGCGGCCGAACCGAGGCCAGCAGCGAATGTGCGGTACCCGGTCGGTGCCGCGCCTGCCAACGTGACCGCCCCCGTGCCGGTGGTGGTGGTCGTGTCTTTGACACGATCGGCGATGTAGGGCATTGCAGGTCAGCCGTTGAGTTTGAGCGAACCAAGCGCGCTGGCCACGGCCGCGAGTTCCGCCTTCTTTTCGGCCAGGGCCGGCTGTTCGATGGCGTCAATCTTGGCCGTCAGTTCGTTCGCCTTTCCGTTCGCTTCGCTGGCCTTTGCGCATATGGACTCGCGCTCTTTGCGCATGCCTTCGGTCTTGGCCAAGATGCCGGAAACATCGGCGCGCAGTTCCGCCATGCGCGCTTGCAGGAGTTCTTTTGTGGTTGCCATTTAGTGCCTTTTTTAGGCGAGTTGCCAGAAGCCGTTGGTGCCGTCGAAGTCGATGGTGAATGACTCGCCGTCGAGCAGCGTGATGCTGCTGCCGTAGTCGTACCATGCGATCAACGCATCCGCAGGCGACGTAGCGCTGTCGTTGTAGATCGCGACGTAGCGGAACGGGCCCACGCTGGCGCCTGTGGCGGTGAAGACCTCATCGGCAATGGTCACTTTGGCAGTGCCCGTTGTCTCGGTGAGCGTCACGCTGTCAAGCGTCAACCCACCGCCAGCGCCGCCGGTGTATCCGCCGCCGTTGCTGATTTGCGTGAGGTCTGACAGCACGGTGTTCGTGGCCACCGGAGCGCTGTTCGTCAAAACAGCCTTGAAGGTGTGCCCCGACCAGTTGTGAACACCTTTGTTGATCTGTTCGGCGTAGTCCTGGAATTTGTTGTACGTTGCCATTTATGACCATTTTCAGTTGAGTGTGATTTGCGTTTCAGTGCCGTCGGACTCTTTGATCGTGGCCGAGTTGCTGCGCTGCTGCACAAGCGTCAGCGCCGGCTTGATGGCGCCGAGAGCGGCGGCCATCGCTTCGCCGTTGGCCTTGATGGCTTCGGCGATTGCGGACAGGTCCACGGCGGCCGGCGCATCAACCTGCACCGGGACCGTGATCGACGGTGCGGCCTGAGGCTGCATCGCGGCCACGGCTGCACCGATCGCGCTGACGGCAACGCCTACGGCTCCCATGCCTGCGCGCATCGCGTCGGCGATTGGCGTCATGTCAACCGGCTGCTGCGGCGCCGGCTGCACCTGAGAGGCCTTGACCATCTCGACCAGCGCTGCAATGTCCAGCGGCTGCGGCTTGCCTTCGCGGATCGCTGCGACGATGGGCGACAGGTCCAGCGGTTGCGGCGCGGGCGGCGATGCAACCGCGGCGGCGGGCGAAGCGGCCTGCGCAGGTTTGAGCAGCGCAGCAACACGCGGATCGGCGCCGGGCTGCACCGCTTCGGCAGGCTTCGGCTCGCCGGCCAAGTCTGCATCAATGTCTTCGTCGGACCGATCCGGATCGACCGTGCCTTGGCGCCGGAAGAACGCCCGCACATCGCTGCGCGCGAGCAATCCCTGCTGCCACGCCGTCACCAGCGCGGTGATCGTCTGCGGGTCGGACGGCACGGACGCGAAGTCCTGATTGATCTCGTATAGATCTTCGGCGTCATCTGGAATCGACATGTCCAGGTAGCGAGCGCACCAGCGGATCGCCGTCTGATAGGCCTCGTTGACGTTTGAGACGCACAGCGCCAAGATAGATGTCGATGCCTCGCGCTCGCCCTGCGCCTGCGTCGCCGTCTTGACGGCTGCGGCCTTGTCGATCATCCGCGCGCCCAAGGCGACCATCTGCGCCTCCTTGTGCGCCATCGCCTCTTTTGCCAGCATGTTCGGCTGCGCCTGCGCGAACCCGAAAGCGCCGCCTGACGGCAGCAGCATCGGATTACGCGAGCCGATGTAGATGCCACCGGATTTCTCCAGGTGATCGCGCCACTCGATATCCAGGCCGCTTATCCAGGCCTGCACCTGGCCGACGAAAAACACGCTGTCTTCGTAGTCGGCCGAGTTGCGGTAGTGCGCCAAGTTGATCCTGGCTAGGCCATAGAGCGGGCTTTCGTCGATCGCGGTGTCATTGTTTTGCGATCCGACGAACGAGAACGGGATGAAGTCAAGCGGCGCCTTACTGGAGCGAAGCACCAGCTCGTCAACTGACAACCCATCTGCGTCGAGCACGGGCACAACAACAGGATTGCCGTCGGCGTCGAGTTGCCACACGCGGGCCTTGCACACGCCATCGGCGAGCCAGATTTCGCGCCACTGATCGATGCACTCGACCGCGTACTCGTCGATCTTCTCGGCGCGCTCTTTAAGCACGACCAGCGACAGCACGGTCTTGCCGCCGACGTTGGACGTGCGCCAGTTGATGATGTCATCGGCGCAGTAGCTTTTGACTATCGGCCGAGCAAGCGCGCTGCTGAAATCGACGTACAGGCCATGCCGGCCTGGGCCGAGCACATGCGCGAGCACGGCTTGCGACTGCTGGTAAACGCTCACGCCCGCGCCGTCGGCATCTTTGAGCAGGTACTTCAACTGCGCCGGCAATTCGTGTTTTGGCTCGTGTCGGAAAGCCAACCCGAGCATGCCGGAGAGAGTGAAGCTCGTCGCGGTGTAGAGCACTGCGCCGGCGCGATAGGCGGCGTTGCGCTCCCGGTTGTCGTCGCTGGTGTCCGCCTTGTTGAGGTACGGCAGGTAAGACCGCACAGCCTGATCGCCCGCGATGACATCGGCGACGACCTTCCACCGCTCCAGGGCATCCGCCGGAATTCGGCTGAATCGGATGTCGTTGTCAGCGGCCATTCGCGGCAGCGGTGCCAAGGTTAATGGACATGGCTTGCGACGGCCCTACGAATTCGGCGAATGCCCGAGACAAGCAATCAATCTGGTCATCATGTTTCGCATTCGGAAAATCCCGCATCTGGTTGATCAAAGAGCCATTCCACGCCCCGCGCACCATCAAGACGTTGCCCACGTTGACTTGGGCGGCGAAAGGCTCTGCACGCGTCACTTTGTCGCCAGACTCGGGCGAACTCTTGACGCTGTATCCGGCCAGGCGCCGCGTCAGGTACAGCACCTGCGTCTTGCCGGCCTGACCTGGGTCTTGCGGGATGCTGATGCGCGTTTCCGTGCCGTCGCGCTGCGCGATGTTGACCATCGCCTGGTCGCGCTGATCGGGACCGCTCTGCATCGTTTCCACGTCGCCGATCACAAACCGGCCGTCAGGCATCTTGCCGAGCAATCCGCCCGCGCTGTAGTCGCCAGTTATCGTTGATCCAAGATCCCAGCCGCGCACCCAGCGGATCGCGCCGGCTGGGATCGCGTCGACCACCTCCAGCATCGCCGGCTTGAAGACGCCACCCTCGCCCGGACTTGGACGCTGTTGGTACTGCCCGGCGAAGGTGTAGGGCGCCGCCCGCTCCATGCGCCGCAAGTCTTCTACCGAATGTTTCTCGGGCCAGATCGCCGAGCCATCTTCACGCAGCGCCGGCAGGCAGAGATGTTCCCATTCTTCTC